CTCAAGTTTGCAGATAATAGCTCTACGGCAGCACTTGGAACTGATTCAAGCGGGAATGGCAATACTTGGACTGTAAACAATTTTTCCATCACAGCAGGCGCAGGCAATGATAGTCTTGTGGATTCACCGACTAATTATGGGAGTGATACTGGGGTTGGTGGGACGGTGAGGGGGAATTATGCTACGTTGAATCCGTTGCATTACAATTACGATGGGGTTGATCTTAGAAATGGAAATTTGGATGGATATGGAGTTTTAACCACCACTACGCCATCAGCAAGAACATATCCATCAACAATTAAAATAAAATCAGGCAAGTGGTATGTTGAACTTACTGTGAATGCAACATCAAATGGCCATGTTCTCGGAATAGCAAATACATTTGATTCATATGGAAATATTTCTTATTCCGATGGATATGGATACAATTTTTGGGATCAAATATATCTTTCGTCAGGCGGAAGTTTATCTTATGGTGTAAGAGCAACCGCTGGGCAAGTTGTCGGAATGGCGGTTGATTTGGATAATGGAAAATTGGAATGGTTTGTTAATGGGTCTTCACAGGGACAGAAAACTGGAATTATTTCTGGTGAATATTTTATAGCATATTATCTCGCAAGGGGAACGGCTGGAACTGTCCAATCTGGTTCAATCAACTTCGGCCAACGCCCATTTGCCTACGCCGCACCCTCTGGCTTCAAGGCTCTCTGCACCACCAACCTTTCAACTCCAACAATTAAGAAGCCGAGTACGGCGATGGATGTGGTGACATATACTGGGAATGGCGGAACGCAGACAATCAGCAGTCTTGGTTTTAGTCCCGACTTGGTGTGGGTTAAGGGTAGATCACAAGTTTCGGCCAACCACATTTTAACCGATAGGGTGAGAGGCAACGGCGCGAGCTTGATGTCAAACAATACGAATGCTGAAGGAACAAGAGGCGCAACGCTTACATCTAATGGATTTTCATTTACATATCCAGACGAAGGTGGAGACGCAAACTTTAGTGCAGCTACCTATGTCGCTTGGGCTTGGGATGAAGCACCAATAGCTGGGATGGACATTGTTTCTTATACGGGGAATGGGGCAAACAGGACGATTGCACATAATCTTGGAGTTGCTCCAAAGTTTGTAATAGTAAAAAGAAGAGATACAGGATCTTCTCCTTGGATGATCTGGCATAATAATCTAACAAGCGGAACATATTATTTGAGTTTTGCAACAACCGCAGAGCAAAGTGGGCCAACAAGATTTACTGCATCACCAACATCAAGCGCAATAAATGTTGGCACAGATAGCGATTTGAATGCTAACGGTGGAACATACATCGCCTACTGCTTCGCCGAAATCGAAGGCTTCAGCAAGTTTGGATCTTATACAGGCACAGGCACTACGGACGGTGCATTTGTTTGGTGCGGGTTTAGGCCGAGATGTGTTATGTATAAGCGGACTGACTCGACAGAAAACTGGGTTATTTTGGATTCAGCGAGAGATACTTTTAATGTTTCTGGTGGCCAATTAATCCTAAATAGCTCAAGTGCAGAAGGAACTGGATCATCAAATATTGATATCGTATCAAATGGATTTAAGATGAGAAGTGCTACTGCTGGTGGAAATGTCAACAATGGAACGTACATATTCGCCGCCTTCGCAGAGCAACCATTCAAATATGCAAGGGCTAGATAAGGAGTAACTATGTGGATCACAAACGAAAATAACATTATCAGACAACCCCAAGGCATTCGCATTGGCGATGTTAACCACCCAGCCAGCATCTTCTGGTGCTGGAGCAAGGAGCAACTTGCCGAGGTTGGGATTAAGCCTTATACTCCAGCCAGCGTTCCAGAAGGCTATCGAGTTACTGGAGCGTACACAGAGGAGATTGATGGAGAGGTTTTTGAGAGGTTTAACCTAGAGGCCATTCCTCAACCCGAACCAACTCCAGAGGAGACTGTAAATGACGCTAACTGAAATAGCACAATACGCTGGCGAGAAGGTTGGAAAGACCGACTCGGATACGCTTACCTTTCTACAGAAGGCAGCAAGCTTAGCCTATCGGCGCGTATGGGACTTTGCGCCTTGGCGCGAGACTGTAACCAACTCTACCTACTCAGTTGGCACGAACAGGCAGATCACACTAGGAACGAATGTCGAGACTCCTCTATCGGTAGCCTACAACGATGCAGAGGTTGATCCGATTGACTTGGCAACGATTGTAAGCCAAGACCCAGGCTTGCTTGACGATGCTCGCACTGGAGATCCAGATACATATCATTTTACTGGACGTAACAGCAGTGGCATTGCACAGCTAAACCTTTACCCAAGGCTTGCCACATCTGGCACAATCCCATTGCGCGTAGTGGAGAAGCTAAAGTGCCTTACTCGCACAAACATCATCGTTGACTTTCCTCCTTCCCAAGCCGCGCTTGATGACGAACTTCGCCTACCTCACGTTCATCACTTGGTTCTAGCTTTGACCCATTCTGACGCACTTGAGCGTGAACGGCAATATGCCAAGGCGCAAGCCATCACGCAGACTGCTAACTCTGACCTTGCGGCTATGGCTAACTACGAGTTGAGCCAGGTTGGTGGGATCAAGCAGATCACTCCGCAAAGTTTAGGCGAGCTAACCATAGAAGAAATGTTCTCTGCTTAGGAGGCATTGCCTTGTACTACTCCGATAATTTAGACGATGTTCTGTCGTTTGACGGAATCCGTAGCTTTACGGGTGGTCAAGCCAGCGGTCTGCAATCTGACCTACTAGCAGAAAACCAAGTACAAGAGTTGTACAACATGACCCTTTCCCCAAAGGGTAATCTTGAAACTCGCGTAGGTGCGACAAGCTTTGCAACTGGCGCAACCAGCGCAGTAACATCCGTTGGCGGGATGCGTTACTACGAGACATCCGCAAACCAGCAATTGTTGACTGTTACTGGAGGAAGATTTTACAGCATCGAGTCAAGCGGAAGCGCGACAGTTCATGTTGGGTATCAAGAGTGGGCTAATACAAACATAACCTGGACAGCGGCTACCAGCCAATGGCGAGACGGCTACAGCGTGGCAGAAGATATTGAGGTGTCTTTCGCGCAGTTTGTTGACAAGATGTTTCTATCTGATTCTGATAGTGACCTACACTTTTGGGATGGAACTGGCGTGGAAAGGCAGGGCGGGAAGGTTAGGGCAATAACAGTAACAACCGCAGGTAGCGGATATACTAGCGCAACAGCAATCATTACTGGCCCAACACTTGGCGGGACGATGCCAGACTTGATTACAACGATTGCGGGTGGAGCAATTTCTGGAGTTACAGTTGTCAATGGTGGTTCTGGTTATTCTGGTGCGCCTACTGTGACAATCATTGGTGACGGCTCTGGTGCTACGGCAACGGCAACAGTCAGCGCGCCTCCAGCGGGTATTAGAATTTTGGTCAACGCTGAAAACAGATTATTCGGCGTTGGCTCTGGTGCAAACAGAAACACGCTTTATGCATCCGACATTCTTGATCCTTCGGTGTGGGCATCGACTAACAGTATCGTTGTAAACGGCGATGACGGAGATCAGATTACGGCAGTTGTCCCTTACTACAAGAATAGGCTGATCGTATTCAAGAAGCGCAGAGTGTTCCAGGTCGATATTCCTAGCGATGCTACTTCTGGCGCGGATTGGATTGTTTCCATCATTTCAAACAATACTGGCTGCGTGGCTACTGGAACAGCAGTGCAGGTAAGCAGCGACATTCTATTCCTATCCGATAACGGAATCAGATCGCTTGTTCGCTCTGTAGCTGACGATTTTAGCTCGGTTGGCATACCTATTTCAGAGGTTGTCAAGGATGTGATCCAGAGCATCAATACCGATTCTATTAGGGTGGCTACTGCAATTTACTACGATAATAGATACTTCCTCGCTATACCTACTGGATCAAACGATTACAACGACACGCTGTTGGTTTATAACACAGCGTTAAATGCGTTTGAGGGAACTTGGAGTCCGCAGGTTATGCAGTTTACGCTGACGAACTTTAATCAAGAAGGCTCTAGGGCGATGTTTAAGAAGACAAATGGCATAATCGAGAAGTATGCTGGCTACAAGTCTCCCGCTGGCACTACGTCCGCAGATTATCAGGACGCTGGAACTGACTACGAATCTTATGTGCGCACAAAAGACTTTAACTTTGGTGATCCGTTCTCGCTAAAGTACGGAAGCCACTACGAGGTCATCTTTGACAACTCTTTCTCATCCGATGCTACTGTCGCAATCCAGCGTGACACAGACGTTGGAGATGTTGAAGTTGCATCCAACATCAATATTGCAAGTTCAGTTTTAACGCTACCATTCGTGCTTCCAGCCGTACTCCCAACATCAGTCAAGAAGAAGCTTGCAGGCGATCTGCGTGCATACGAAAAGTGGAGGCTATTAAACATCAAGATTTCTACCCCAGCAAACAAGATGGCTGTACGCCAGATTACGGCTGCTGCCAATCCAGATACAATCCAGATCCAGCAAACAATATGACGGCTATTGAGTATATTGAGCAAAGCGGTGTTCCAGAGGCTATGTGGCCTAATCTGGCCGATTGGTATGGCTGGTTTGAGAAGCAGGGCATGGTTGGGATTGTTAAGGATAAGGACGGCATTGCAGGCGTGGCTTTGGCTAGGTGTATAAAGGATGGGCAAGAGCCTAATCATTATGTGCATAGCGAAGATGGTGAGAATGTCTTTGTTGACTTGACGATCTCATCAAAAGGTGCTAAATCCTTACGATGCTTGCTGTTGCTCCTTTGGGAGCGTTTTGGTCCACGCGAGCGGATCACCTTTAATCGTTCTGGCAAACCAAGGAGTTACGACTATATGACATTTATGCGAAAGGCGAAGGTTTAACACCATGGGTGGATCACCGTCTATTCCCTCACCGCCTCCTCCTCCCAATCCAGCAGAGGTGGCAGCAGCAAATTCTGCTGCATATCGCGAGAATGTTAATACATACATCAGCAAATTGCCAGAGATGGCTGCTGTTGAAAACAAAATGCGGGTGCAGTATATGCCCCAACAGCGCGCATTAGAACGTCAGTTATCTGCGTTGGATCAGCAGTCTGGCGTGCAGGCTGGATTGCAACTAGAACGCCAGTACGGTCCACAGCGCACGCTTGAGGGATTACGCAGGCAGTACGAAACCAGCCCACAAGCATACGCATTGAATCGCGGATTGGGGAATCAGATGACTAGGCAGTTTGCACAGCTTTACGGCCAGAGTCCTTACGGCTCAGTAGAACAGAACGTAGCTAC